GTAAAATGAATATAAAAAGAAAAGTATAATAATAAGTAACACTTTTGAAAAAATGGATTTGAAACAAAGAAAACTAAACCGCAGCGAATGGAATTCTATTGAAGTTTCTGTGTCAAAAACAGAAATTGAGGTATTGAATTTAATAATAAAAGGATTTCATGATGTCAATGTAAAAATTAATAATAATAATTCTATCTTTACGTTTCTAAAGATAGAATATAGTGAGAAAATGGAAGATCATTTATATAACAAATATTTGAAAGAAAGAGTTGATAAAATTGAGCAAGAAATTTTAAAAATAAATAAAGATTATAAAAAAATAAAAATAGATGCTAACGTAAAAATAAATTCTGCTGATAAAATTCGTCTAGATAGATATGATTATGAAATGTTGAAAAAGAATGATATATATGAGTTTCTATTATTGGCGCATATTGATAAAATTGTCTTCTACAGCAAAGAGAAAAATTCCAAGAATTTTAATTTTCATTATTATACATTATACAAATTGATTCGAAATAATATTTTAAAATTAAATAGACACATTTTAACTTTGACAAATAATATATTAAATTATTTTGAAGAATCTATGAGTATTTCCGTCGTTATAGAAAATGGTCTTGAGTTTATAGAAAGAAATGAAAATTTACTCAAGTATAACGATCTTACATTGTATGAACATCAAAAAGAGATTTTCACGATTTGTAAGACTCCTAATCCAAAGCTAATATTATATATGGCTCCTACAGGCACTGGAAAAACACTTACACCCATTGCTTTATCGGAACATAAACGTGTAATATTTGTATGTGCGGCGAGACACGTTGGTTTGGCATTGGCAAGAGCAGCTATATCAGTAAATAAAAAAATAGCGTTTGCTTTCGGTTGTGCTAGTGCAGACGATATTAGATTACACTATTTCGCTGCCAAAGAATTTACTAGAAGTAAGCGTAGTGGTGCTATTAAAAAGGTGGATAATAGTGTAGGTGACAATGTAGAGATTATTATTTGCGATATTAAATCTTATTTGCCAGCAATGTATTATATGTTGGCATTTAATGAAGCTGAAAATTTGATATTTTATTGGGATGAACCTACTATTACACTTGACTATGATGAACATGAGTTTCATAGCACCATTCGAAAAAATTGGAAGAAAAATGCAATTCCAAATATTGTATTGTCATCCGCTACGTTACCAAAACTAAATGAACTAACTGAAACAATTCCAGATTTCTTGAATAAATTTCCTGGTGCTGAGATTTGTAATATTGTAAGTCATGATTGTAAAAAATCGATTCCAATTATCAATAATGATGGCTATGTTGTTCTGCCTCATTATATTCACGAAAATTATGAAGATATTATTAAAGTGGCGAAACACTGTGAAAATTACTTGACTCTTTTGAGATATTTCGACTTGAAGGAAGTGGTAGAATTTATTTCATATGTTATTAAAAACAATTACTGTAGCACAAAAGTGAGATTAAATAGACATTTTGAAACGTTAGATGATGTCAATATGAAAAATATAAAAATTTATTATGTGAAAATGTTACAGAATATTTTGAATGGAACTTGGGGCGCGATTTACACCTATTTTATGCACGCAAGAAAAGCAAGAATTCTAAATAATAATACGGTAGATGCTAAAGGAAATAAAATAACAAAAGTAAAAAGTGTAGGACCTGGTGTAACAAGTAGTTCTAAAAGCGAAAAGTTATCTGGAGCGCCATTGTCTAGATTAGCAAGCGAACAAGTAACTTCGCCAAATAATATTTCACAACCGTTGTATGCTGGAGGAACATCAGGCGTTTATGTTACAACTAAAGACGCATATAGTTTAACAGATGGACCTACTATATTTATTTCCAATGATATTGAAAAGATTGCGAAATTTTGTATTCAACAAGCAAATATTCCTGCTATTATCATGGATGAAATTATGAAGAAAATAGAATACAACAACATCTTAAATGAACGAATAGATACTTTGGAAAAAGAAGTAGAATATGTAAAAGATAAAGTAGATAAGTTAGCAAAAAATACTGTCAGTGAATCGCATAAAGGTATTACAGTAAAAGGTAGAAATAAATCTTCTAAAGATGCCAAAAAATTAAATAGAGATTGTGATGGTGCAATTGAAAGTAAAGGCGAACTTGGTAAGCTTACAAACGAAATAAACTCACTTAGATCGATGATAAAATCCACATCTCTAAACGACGCATTTGTGCCAAATAAAAAAATGCATCTAGATAAATGGGCTGAAGGGTTAGATACATCTGGCTCATTTACAAGTAATATAGATGAGCATATTGTAAGTGACATAATGGCTTTGAAAGGTGTAGAAAATTCTTGGAAAGTTCTTCTAATGATGGGTATAGGTGTATTTATTAATCATGAAAATATTACTTATACAGAAATAATGAAGCGTCTAGCTGATGAACAGAAGTTATATATGATTATTGCATCAAGTGATTATATTTATGGAACGAACTATCAGTTTTGTCATGGTTACTTGAGTAAAGATTTGAATTTAACACAGGAGAAAATTATTCAAGCAATGGGTAGAATTGGTAGAAATAATATTCAACAAACATATACATTGCGTTTTAGAGATGATCAACAAATATTAAAATTATTTACTAGTGAAACAGATAAACCAGAAATAATTAATATGAATAGATTGTTTAATACCAAAAAAGTTATTTGGGAAAATAACCAATATATTGAAGTAGAAGATGAAGATGCTGATGTAGAAATTATATTAGATGATTATAATGATTACAATGATTACAATGATAATATATATAATGACGATGATGATGATGACGATGACGAATCTTTAGAAGATAGTGATAACGATGACTAAATAACAAATTATAAAAAATTAAAATTATAAAAAATTAAAAATATAAATTTATTTATATGAAAAAATTATTTCCAAACAATGGAAAAGACCTTATGGTTAATTTAATTAATAACCATATATTATTTTTTTCTTTTTTAGTAGTTATTATTCATGTAATATCATCTTATTTACAAAAATATTCTATTCAAATTTTTCAATTATGTCTTTTTTCATCCATGTTTTCTTATTTAAATGGTGATTTAACTACATACCAATTTTTATTTGGAGGAATTATATCAACCTTATCAGGTTATATTATTTATAAGTTATTAAATAAATACTTACCAAACACAGTTATTATTGCTTTTATTTGTTTTATCACCACAACTGTTATGATTGTTACAAATACAATGAATATAGCTACATTATCATATGCATTAGGCGCGCCAACGTTAATTCCACAAATACAAAATAAGTATTTAATTTCTTTTGTGTTGGCAACAATAATTGTCATAGCATTTTATCGTATTTACGCTGAAATTTTTAACAAATATTTACAACCTTACTTGGTAAAAAATTACAATAAAAATATTACACCTATTAAAACCAAATCAAAAATAGTTTAATATTAACAAACTAATTTACTAGCTAATTCTTTATAATAATAACCATCTATAGTCTCTTCTTTTTGCTCTCCCTTCTTCGTGAGCAAAAAATATAATCTATATTAATAAGCTTGATCTCGTTATATTGTTTTTTGTTTTTACAATTAAAAAACAATATAATTATTTAAAAAATTATATAAAATACACACAAATTGTAACACGATATAAGGTGCTTAATTTGAATAGGCTAAACCGCCCATACCACTCATGATACGTAAGACGTTGTAGTTAGTGGCATAGACACGGACCTTAGCAGTCTTGGTTCCTTCAACAGTGGCATTGGATAAGACCAATTGAAGTGTGGCGTTATCAATTCTGGAGAAGTTGCAAGTTCCTGATGGTTGGTGTTCTTCTGGGCGAAGAGCGAAAGAATATACGTTAATACCTTCATCAGGGTTTCTGGTGTGGGCTTGGTATGGTTGGACCCAAGAGAAGTAAGATCCTTCACGTTCTGAGAAACGATCTTGGCCGTTAAGTTGGAGCTTAGCGGTGACGACTGGGTTTTGGCCCCAACAGTGCATGTCAAGAGAGGTTTCAGAGAGGACGAATGTTCCTGCATCAGAGACACCAGAGTTATCCTTGTGTGGTCCAGAGTCAGCAAGAGCAGCGATTTGATCAGCAGAAAGACCAGAAAGGTTTAATGGAACGGCATTGCCACCAAGGTTGACTTCATTGTATGGGTTGGAAGGTCCGTGCCAGTATCCAGTGAAACCAGCACCTGGGATGTAATCAAGGGCACCAGCGTCTTGGAATAATCCACGAGCATCAATGTAAGCACGAGAATCAGCAGCGACGGATTGAGGACCACCGAAGGCATGGATAGCATTTGGAAGAGCATCAATGGCATCAGTGTAGTTGAATGGTTGAGCACCAAGAACTTTGAATAAAAGAGCATCACAAGTTAAAGATGAGCAGTAGTCAACGTTTTGGTCAGGTTGGACAACCCAGACTAATTCCTTGACAGGGTGGTTGAAGTTCAACTTGATCTTGTTACTGGAAGAACCAACGGATTCATCACCAGTGAATTGAAGTTGAGTGATCAAGTATTCGTGTGGGTTTTGTGCCATTCTGCGACGTTCATCAGTATCTAAAAATACGTAATCAACGTATAAGGAAGCAGCAACTAAGGATTGGTTGTAGGCAATGGTGGCTGGGACTGGGCGGCCGACAGAGTATTGGCCAGCAGAAGCAGGGTTGGAGTATGGGTTGGTGTTGCAGTTAAGTGTGGTAACAGCCCATAAACATTCATCAATAGGACGAATATCAAGGTTGATCTTGACTTCGTGGTATTGAAGAGCAATTAAAGGAAGGGCAAGACCAGGGTTTGTGCAGAACCAGAATTGAAGAGGAACGTAAAGAGTTGTTTCTGGTAAAGCGTTTCTTGGGGCACAGACTTGACGAGGAGCCAAGGAGTCACAAGGAGATTCAACATCAGCGAAAGAAGGATCAGTGATGAAGGTAAGTTGAGTGGTGTTACCAATCATCTTGAAGTATCCGCGTTGTTGTTCAGCGGTCATTGTAAGTTGGTTCCAGATGTGCATCCAATCACCATATTGGCGATCGATTCTTTGGCCACCGATTTCGACTTCAACTTGGGCGATTAATTGTTCGCCTGGGAAATCTAACCAACGAGCATAGACACCAGTGTTTTGGCCAGTGGAGTAGTTTCCAAGACCCATAAGTTGGTTAATCTCAGGAAGAGTAACTTGTAAGTAAGTGCGGTAAGCTAAGTCACCGTTTCTTGAGATAACACATTGGACACGGCGACCGAAATCGGCTTGGCCGTTGAATGTTTGTTCAATTGATTCAATTGCGAAGTTAGTATATCTTCTGTAAGTAACTTTCCAGAAAGTAATTTGAGGATTACCTGTACATTTCCTCTACCTTATTTTTCAATAAGGATTAGACTATATCTTAAAAAGAATTGTTATTTTCTCCATATATCGAAGCATAATTTTTAAAATTTAATAACAACTCTTTCGAAAACCATTTAGTCGTTGAACCTTCTTCTTTAAACTTTTCTAATTTTTTTATATTATTATATATTTGTTCTATATTTATGGTGTCTTTTTTAGATGAATTACAGTTTTTTGTTGATGGAGTTAGGTTTGACCAATTCCAACATTTAAATTTTTCATCTTCATTTTCTAAGTTGAATTTAGATACTGGAATAATGTGATCAATTGACCAATATGTTCCATAATTATCCCAATTCATTTCTTCAGTAAAATTATATTCAAACCATTCTCTCAAAAACTGAATATTACAACCGATATAATTCATTGTGTTGGTATTTTTTAAAATTACATCTCTTAAACGTGCTGCCAATGATTTTTTTATTCTATAATTAATATTTGTTTCTCTTTCATTTTTACACCATTCAGTTTTTTGTTCTTTTAAAA